ATATTATTTAATTTATTATGTTTGAAGTAACTACTATATTCATTCCAATTTAATCTTATAATTTCATTTGTAGGTGTTTGTAAAATGATAAATTCATATTTTTTCATATTAGGGTTTTTAGATTTAGTCATGTTAGATTTAATTGGATTAGTTTTAATTCCACATAATTCACCACTTACAACCCTAGGATCGGATTTGTGTGCATAAATGATAGTACCATTGTCGTACATATAAGATGTAAATCCTTTATTTCCAAAATTTGGATTATCAGATCCCATTAAAATAAGACCGCAGAATCCATTAATAGTGGCATATGACATATTAACAAATAAAGGATTGTTTAATACATTAAATGTTTTTTGAAGTTGTAGTTCTTTCCAGGTGGCATCTGATCTAGTATCATGATAAGATATTATTTCAAGATTGAATAGTTCTGGATGTTCTTTAAGTTCCTGTTTCCAAAGAACTTTATACTTTTTGGATGAAACAGAACCCATATAACCGGATTCTATTTGTTTTAAAGATGTAGAACCAATATAGTTTGATGGAGTTATATTAGAATTATTTTTAGAAGGTAATAAATTACCTGAATATGTAATATGATAAACCACATATTGATTTTGGGTATATATAGTCATGCTGATATCTCCTATTAAGATGTTAGAGCCAATAGATGGTGAGACATCGTGATTGGCATTTTTATTTACATATAACAAAAAGTGTTATATAATGTTATTTATACAAAATTAAACTTCAATAGGTGAAAAATGAGTAAATATTTAACTGAAATGTTGGATGAAATTAATACTGATGCATCAGTATTGCCTAAGTACAGAGAAAATGGGGCATTAAGATTATTGTTTGAATATGCATATGACCCACTAAAAAAGATGATATTACCTGAGGGCGCACCTCCATATAAAGAAGATGTAGCACCTATTGGTATGTCACCAGGTAATCTAATGATGGAAGTAAAGAAGTTATACATATTTTGTAGAACTGATCTAACTGCATTACGTAGAGAATCTATTTTTGTACAATTATTAGAAGGATTGCATCCATCTGAGGCAAAGTTAATTCTTGCCGTAAAAGATCAAGACTTAACTAAACTATATAAAAATTTAAGTCATAAATTTGCATTTGATAATGGTTTAGTTTCTATTGCGCCACTAGAAAAGGTGAAAAAAGAAAGAAAAAAGTCGGTGAAGTCTGGTCAGGTAGACTTACCAGAAATTGTATAAAAAGTGAAAATAAATGTTTACTTTTTCTGAAAACTGTATATAATAGACTCATAAATTAAATAAATGAGGAATTATATTATGTTTATTGTATACGTATATGTTAATGGCAACATGGTAGGGCATACTAAATTTGAAACCCTTATTGAAGCAAATGAATTTGCCGATAAAAAGAGTGAATTAGGTTATAAAGTATTAGTAGTTGATAAAACCAAATAAGTGAGGAATTATATTATGAGAACAGAAAATTATGTTATGACAATAGATCCTAAATCTACTGTTGAAATGGAACAATTGGCAACTATTAGAGCCACAGTTAAAACTCTTAATAAGATTAATAAACAATCTTTTAGAGTATCTGTTAAGGGTAGATTAGGAAAGAATAATCCAGCGGCAGTTAAATATAAAAATATGGGTATTGTTACTATAGCTTTAGCAGATGCTGTTCGTTATGATATATACATACATAACAGAAAATAATTTAAAACCAAAACCATAAGGAAAATAAATGAGAAAAGTATTATTAGTAGCAATTGTTTCTATGTTAGTTGTATGATGTGCAAGTAGTGGTGATGTTGAGCATCTTCAATCACAGATTGATACTTTGAAAACTTCTACTGCTGCAGATATCGAAGCATCCACAGTAAAATCTGGTTCAATGTGTACAGAACATTGTGCTAAAAATGAGAAAGAAATGAATGATAAATTGGATTCTTTGTTTAAGAAATCAATGACTAAGTAGTGAGTTTTCAATTGTATAAATAGATGTAGTTAGGGAAATGTTACTAGCATTTCCCAACTCGGCTACGGATTAACCGAGCTGTCCTACACAAATCTATTTATACGGGTGTCAAATGCAACATTGTAAATTTTGCGATAAAGAATGTAAGAACGATAATTCACTAAGAAATCACCAAAGATTATGTAAGTCTAATGTGGATAGACAATCTACATTTTTTGAAACAAAAGAATTTCAATTGAACCATAAAAGAAGTAATGGTGCTATTAAAGCAAAATTAGAAGGCAGAGAATATATTGTTTCTGCCGAAACAAGTAAAAAAATAAGTGATTCTGTATTATCTCGTTCAAAAGAATGGAATATAGAAAATGGTAAAAAGATTAGTAAAACTGTAAATGAAAAAGTTTCTAATGGTGAATGGCATACTTCTCTAGCAAAGCATATACATATAGACTATAATGGTGTTGATATGCATGGTACTTGGGAATTAAAATATGCTATAGACCTAGATTCTAAGGATATACAATGGGTTAAATGTAAAGAAAGTTTTGGATATATATTTGAAGGTAAATTTAGGAAATATACACCAGATTTCTATTTAAGTGAAACTGATGAATATATAGAAATAAAGGGATTTAAAACGAAAAAGGATGAAGCTAAGTGGTCTCAATTTCCAAAAGATAAAGTTCTAAAAGTGTTAATGAAAAATGAATTAATACAATTAGGAATAGTTTTATAGTTTATTCCCTCTTAGCAATCAAGGTGAATGCGCTTTACTGTTAATAAAGAATGAGGTTGGATCGTTACCAACAGAGGGAGCCAAATTTACCACACAGCTTATGGTGAGGATTCTCATTGTAGCGCAAATCGGTGGTAGCAAGAATGCCTGAACTTGCATAGTAGTATGGACGCATACTACAAGACGGCACTTTTAAGAATATACTGAGCTGTGGAGCATGACCATAAGGGGAAGTTAAAATGTCTCGAATCGCAGTGTTAATGCGAATCAGTATATTCTTAAAGGTTTTAATAAAACACATTTATTTACTGTCAGACAATACTGGTGTAATCCCTTGTAACGTATTTGAGATATACGGGGAGGTAATTCTCAAAGTGTGTTTTCTTAAAAGTATTTTGGTTGATTGTATCAATTAACTATTACACTCTCTAAGGTCATAGTTGGACGATGCGTGTTAAATACTTTTAAAATAATTGAAAATAAACGTTTACATTTTCTAAAAACATGATATAATGAACTTGAAATTGAGAAAAGAGAGAAAATAAAATGAATAATTTGCCTGTAGTAGTTTTGATGTATAAAATGATTGTAGTTCAGTTTCAAGGTAACAGTTATCGCTTAACAGATAATGGTTATGCTGGTATTTCTTTTGAAGAGTATGATGATCATTCAGGTTGGTCACCGATGTTCGAAGATGAATTGATTTATAAGTTTAGTGCTGAAGAAAGATATGCCATGGAAATGATGTTTGATGAATAATAAATGTTTACTTTTGGTAATAATTAGTTTATAATAGACTCATAAATCTTTAGACTTAAAATTAAAAATGTATTACACATAACGATTATCCCTTTTAGCATAGAAAGGTTGTTTAGCGGAACTGGCGCCAGTTGACTGTTAAACGAGAGGATTAAACCGAAATGTCAGCCAAAACATTGATACGCTGGTAATCGTTAATTGTAATATATTTTTAATGAATTAATCGGAGTAATTAACCGAAAAGTAAGCACCACAAGTGTTGGCACATCGCTTGATAAAATGGTGGGGTAAGAGTCCCTGACCTGTGTCTCTAATTTTAAAAAACATATTTGACGGTTATTCTAGTGCAACTCAACGGCATGGGGGTAATCGGTAGTGCTGACACACTGCGAAAAGTTTATTTGTCAGAATAAATGAATTTTAAGTATGTTTTTTAAAATTTTAATAAAACACATTCGCTCTTGATCGGGTTCAACTGGATTGCTGAAGTAAGTGCCAGAAGTGCCAGAAGTGCCAGAAAGGTGCTATGCTTTAATATGGTTCAATTCCATAACAGAGTGTGTTTTATTAAAATGCCACTCTAGTATAATGATAATACAATTGACTTGTAATCTCTAGATCGCAGTTTGATTCTGCGGAGTGGCTCCAATTTTATGTCCCTATCGTCTAGCGGTTAGGATATTGGACTTTCAATCCAATAACATGAGTTCGAATCTCATTAGGGACACCAATTTTTTCTCCTATTAGCGCAGTCTGGTAGCGCATTCCGTTTGGGGCGGAAGGGTCGGAAGTTCAAATCTTTCATAGGAGACCAATTTATAGCGGGGTTAGTTTAATGGTAAAACTGGAGTTTTCCAAACTTCTGTCATCAGTTCGATTCTGATACCCCGCTCCAATTTTGCTAACGCCCCAGACGTAAGGTTTCTAGAACCGAGAAGTCAAGAAAATTAAAGCAGCAGTTGGGTTCGCTGCGGCAAAAACATATAGGACCGATAGCATAATGGTTAATGCTCCATCCTCATAAGATGTAAGATAGGAGTTCAAATCTCTTTCGGTTCACCAGTTTAACGGAATGTAGCTCAGCTTGATAGAGCGGTGCGTTTGGGGCGCACAGGTCCAAGGTTTGAATCCTTGTATTCCGACCAATTGATGTACCAATGGTACAACCAAGTATCCGTATCGTCCGGATAATAATAGACGACCAATTAATAATGCTGGTATAATACAATTGACTTGTAATCTTTAGATGGGAGTTTGATTCTTCCTACCAGCTCCAATTTTATAACAATAGGAAAGTGAAATGAGTGAAGTTACCCCGATCAGAAAACAAGTTCTTGTGGCTCAGATTGCAAGAAAAAAGGTATCAACTGGCGGAATAATTATTGAAAATGCTAGATCTGTAGCCGATAACGAAACTGCAAGAGTATTAGCAATTGGTACTGAAGTAACTGAAGTTGCAGTTGGTGACGAGGTATTAGTAGATTGGTCAAAAGGTAATCCTGTTACTATTGATGGCGAACAAAGAGTTGTTATCAAAGAAGAATTCATTATTGCCGTATTAGAACGAGATTAAAATGAGTAGTTGGCAAGGTGGTAAAGGTAGTAAACCAAGACCTGTTTCAGACAGAAAGAAGTTTGATGATAATTGGGATGCTATATTTAACAAGAAAAAACAAGATAATTCTAAAACAAAAGATGAGGTGAAAGATGTCGACAGCAATTAAAAAATGTGTATGTAAAGAAGGTCAAGCAGCAAAATTCCAAGACAAAGAATACGGACCTGGAATGAGAGTCATGAACGAAGACCAGAAAAAAGGTTATAAGTGCACAGTTTGTGGAACTAATCATAAATAAACGTTTACTTTCTCAGAAACCGTGATATAATAGACTCATAAATTAATTATTGAGGATATTATATCATGAGTAGAACATCACAAACAAAACTTCAAAAACTATCAGAATTTGGTGGCTGGGTCGGAGTAATTTTGATCCAGTCTTCAACCATCCCAGTTTCAATTAGTATCATTCGAGGTACTGCTGAAAGGATACCTCCAGTAGATATGACTATCATGATATGGATAGGATTATTTTTATTCTTATTAAGAGCTATTGCTAATAAAGATACTTTATACATAGTATCGAATTCAGTAGGGTTCTTTTTCCAAACGCTACTATTAATTCTTATAGCATACAAATAGTTTCTTCCTGGTAAACAGTCTATTTCCTTTTAGGTTAAAAATAATTGTTTACATTTCTAGGAAACTGTTTATAATAGATCCATAAATTAAATAACTAAGGAAAACTATATTATGAAATCAACTACACCTATCCAAGATCGTTTAGACAATGGCTTTAAAATTGTTGCAATTGCTTCTTTGGATATAAGAAAAATACCTTTAGAACGTGACAATATTGAAAAAGAAGCAGTGCGAATCGAACGTTGTGTTGAACACTTTTACAAAGTTGAAAACCATGACCTTCAATACCCTGAATATGCCTATAACTTTATAATAGAAAAATATAAAGATATTATTGGAGGTAAATATGATGGTGAATGGTTGGATGGTATTAAAGATGTAAATTATGTTGAAGAAAGCCTTGGAGAATAAAATGAATGATAAATGGAAAACTGATAAACGGATTAAAGCCGCAAAAAAGAAATCTGTTAAACAATTAGTGAAAGATGGTTCTAGCCATAACTTGGCAAAGAAACTTG